GCATCTGTATAATAAAGATTTGTTCCTTCTGTTAGGTCACCTGTGTCGGCAGCTGCTATACGTGCATCTGCTCTTGCATCTGTATAATAAAGATTTGTTCCTTCTGTTAGGTCACCTGTGTCGGCAGCTGCTATACGTGCATCTGCTCTTGCGTTTGTATAGTAAAGGTTTGTACCTTCAGCAACACTAGATGTTGTAGCTGCGATATGTGTAACTTCTTTTGTTGTTGCGTTATATTGTAAGTACGTTGTTCCTGCAACATTTCTAATTGGTTGAATAAACAATGCTGAAGCTGTAGTTGGACTAAATGCTGATCCGATAGCACTTAATACTATTGAATTATCACCTTGATTAATTTCACCTGCTTGCTTACCAATTGCTATTGAATTCTCACCTTGACTTGTTTGACCTGCTTCACTACCAATTGCTATTGCAGAATCTTCCTGATTTGTTTGACCGGCTTGATAACCTACTGCTACTGTATTATTATCTTGCCCAACTTCTCCAGCCCATGCTCCAACTGCTGTTGCTTTTGTTTTCTGTTGGGTACTACCAGCTCTTCGACCAAGTGCTGTAGCTTCAACACCTTGTTGTAAACTGCCTGCTTTCTCACCTAAGGCTACTGCCCATTGGCTTTGGGATGTTTCGCCAGCGTAATCACCAATTGCTACAGCATTAGCACCTAATCCATTAACATCTCTACCTATTCCTACTGCGGTTGGACCTGACGCTCCAGTTTTATTATTTAAATTCGCCCAATTAAGTGCCGCAATTGCTCTTGCATCGGTGTAATATAAGTTAGTACCTTCTGTAATATTAGTAGTCGATGGTGTTTGAAATGTTAAAGCACCACTTCCATCTGTTGTCATTACTTGATTTGCTGTACCATCTGATGTCGGATAACCTATATCACTTATAACAACATTTACAGGTGAACTACCAGTGTTACCTAGTAGTACCCGAGTATTAGTAACATCTAATGTTATATAGCCTACTGCTGATGATGTGTTAGTACCAGCATCATCAATTGTAAAATGGCTAATTGCCAAATCGCCATCTTGCTCATTACCAACTACCCATTTATGCCCAGAGCCGGATGTTACTGGTATACTGTTAAATACTATACCACTAAATGTAGGAGCAGCCGCAGGGCCACTGGTTGGTGTTGCATTTATAGTTATACTACCACTACCTACACCACCAAATCCTGGACTGTTTGCGGTTCCAAGTCCCAAATTAGTTGCAGCTGTTCCTGCATTAGCAATGTCACTTAAATTATTTGCTACTGTAAGATAATCGGCCGCCGTTTCTACAGCCATGGTGCCCAATCCTAAATTAGTTCTTGCATCTGCGGCATTAGCTGCTCCTGTGCCACCTAACATAACTGTTATCGGAGGTGTAATACCTCCCCATGCGCCAGCATTATTATAAAGAAAGTCGCCGGGTGACGCCGGTACAGTAATATTAGAAGTGCTAATACCTGTAAGACCAGCACCGCTACCTGTAAATGATGTAGCGGCAACTGTACCTGCTACGGTGACTGTGTTATTCGTTAAAGTTATTAAATCTTCATCAGTTGTTTTTAAACCTATTTGACTACCATCTAAGTAAAGTAAATCTACTTGTAAAGCGGTTAATGTGCCAAGATTTTGTAAGTTACTATTAACAATACTAGTACCAAGTGTGGTAGCACTTAATATTGAAACGTTATTAATTTTATATTCTTTACCAGTTACCAAATCTATGTGATCGCTTGATGTCCAACTGTCGGTTGCATCTAGCCAATTCCATGTTTTATTTGAAGGCGTATGGACACCTCCTGCAAAAGTACCGCCAAGCAATGTTAAGCCGCCAGCATTAGCGTTTGTATCTAATGGGCCACTTTCTAATGTTCCACTTGTTATTATAATGGGTACATCATTTAATGTAATATTATTATCGTCAGTTGTTAATTCTTGTACATCAATTGATGTTGTACTTCCTGAAATAATAACATTACCGTCAATATTTAAATTTTTAACAGAGCTGTTTGCCATATTTTCAAATCCTATCTTTAATAACTATATAATTTATATTTATCTATTATACCCGGCGAACCGCCATTAAGGAAACCCGGGATAAACCCGGGTTTCAATATATAAATTATCTTTACTATTTTATAGGAAAGATAGATGTTCCACGGAAATACCAGATACGTAGTCGCCTGCGTTACCGAAAGAGTTTGCTGTGTTAGTTAGCTCTTTGTAACCATATCGTGTCAAGAATGATACGACCGGCTCGAATTTTTCTGGATCCATTACTACACCACTACTCATCAGTGGTACATATGGGCAGTAGAATGCAGCTGCGTCTGTCTCTGTTGAGCCTTTGTAGCCCAATAGGATGTCTGCGTATCCTAGACCACGATCAGTGTAATATGTATCAACATATACTCGCAATGTACCGTTCAATGTACCTACAAACTTAACGTTTGTGGGTGCTTCGAATGTACCTTCAGTTGTACGTGCAAATGCTGATGTTGTTGCACTTTGTAGTGCTGTTAGCACACTTGGTGAAACAACTGCCCAGTTTGCCGCGCCGCGTCGTGTGCGGGCTGCTACTAGGTTTGCTTGCTCGTTCATTTGAATTGCTAGTACTGCATGTCGATCGCCTACATAGTGAGGTGTGCCCGTAAAGGTACCATTCTGATCGTAAACTGCATGTTGTCCAGCTAGTGAACGCAGTGATGCTAAAATCTCTTGGTCAATTTCTGTTGTAATTTCTTGTGCTAGAGCAGCTAAAATTTCTGCTTCAACGTCAAGACCGTGCATTGCCTGTGCATCTTGTGCAGCTTCGAAGGTCCAACGTGCGCTGAGCCTACGTGACTTTGCTTCTACAACTTCTTTGATGATCTGGATGCTTATACGTTTGCCAGCTAACCCTTCTTGGGCGGCTGTATATGATGCTTTATCATCTGCTAAGTTACCTGAATAACCAGCTGCAATTTTGAAGGGACTTAATGCCTCTTCACCAGCTGTTGTGTCTACGCCGCTTGCGCTATTAAAGCTGTCTGCGTAACGTACACGTAATGTATGAATCTGACCAACTGGGCCAGTCATGGGTTGAACGCCAATTAACTCGTTAGCAATAACGGTTGGCATTACACGTCTAATCACTGGAAGAATTACCTTGTTTAGAGCAGCTACATTACCGGCCTGTGTTGCGCCAGCAGTAGCGGCCTCTGCAAGGTATGACTTTGTGTTCTCTAGGATGACATTCATAGTCTGCTTGCGCTGACCATCCAGTCCTTCCATTAGAGCTTCTTTAGTGGCTCCCCAGTTTTGACTCTCTGTTAGGTTTTCTGCCATTGTAAATACTCCTTATTTTATACCTGCTAATTTTTTTAGATGGATAATGTTTCCACTATTTGCATCTTGTTGTGTCTCTTCTTTAGGTGCTACTTTATCACCAGTTCGTTCGGTGAGTGCTACCTTAGAAGTTTCATCCTTACGTACAGTTTCATTTAAAACTGCTGGTAAGTATTTTTGGAAACTACCTTTCAGGTTCTTTGTTTGAACACTTTCTAGTAACTCTTCCATAATACCTCTCTTACTCTTTGCTAAAGGTGTAAGCAGTTCACCCATGATTTTATCACGGTTGATTTTGTCGTTAAGTTTCTTAACTTCAATTTCTGCGTTATCCTTTGCTTCTGTAAGGGAGGCAATATTCTTATCTTGTTCCTCAATATTGCTATTGAGCTTGCGAACTTCTGTGCCTTCTGCAAGATACGAAGTCATATATTCAGTTGCAAAAGATTCAAAAATCTTGCGTCCAAAGTTATTTTCCCTGGCTGCTTTGATATCTTCTTTAAGTTGTGTCATTTCACTACGTAGTACATCTTCAACAACCTTTTCGACTGTTGTAGCTGCACGTTTAATGAATGACTGCTTTGCGTCATCAAGTTTTTGACGACCACTTGCAATCAACTTAACTTTTGCCTCTGCGAGAGACTTCTTATCTTCATTGAACTCAGCAATTTCATTTGCGAGTTGCTTTAGCACAAAACCCTCAAGTTTATTAAAATTATCAAATTGCTTATTACGATCTTCACGGAGTTCGACGATTTCATTCCGTAATGTTTCCATTACAAAATTAGAAAGGGCATTTGTGTGCTCCTTCACGTTCTGTTTATACTGAACGCGAGCCCCAATTAAACCCTTACGGTCATCTGCAAACTCTGCAATTTCTGTTTTGATAGCATCAGACAACATATTATCCATTGCTTCAACAAGTTGATTCTTGTCGTTTTCATAGCGGTCTGCAAATTCTTCCCTTAACTCAATTGCTAATGCATCTCGAGCTTCAGTTAAATTTGCGTCCCATGCTGACTGAATACTGGCCTTAGTATTCTCATCTAAAAGATCGCTTTCGAGTAATTCTTTAAGTGCTTCGGCCATAATATTCTCCCTTTACTTCTTGTTCAATTCCTCAATAAACTTCAAAATACCTTCTTGTAGATATTTTTGAGCTTTTTTATCATAAACCATTGCTTCTGCTAAATTATACATGCCATAACCGCCACGCATATTCCATAAACTTTCGCGTATTGCTTTTGGATATGCGTCCGGTGCGCTTGGTTGTGCAACAATATCTACGGTAACAATATCAAACTCGGACACTTGCCCGCTTTCGTTTACGTTACCGCTACCTCTACTTGAAACGCCTAGTTTTGCTCCACTTTCAAGTAATGTAGATACAATGTTCCCCATAGGAGTTGGAATGATTTTTAATTTTCCATATCCATTAGGTCCATCCATCCACATATCCTTAATAATGTGACTAACCCGATCTAGGTTAACAGTTAATTCCTCAGGATGATCTGCTT